CACCGCTAATGACCCTTGAAAAAAGGTCTTCACTTGGCAGTTTAACCTCTTGCCCAGGAGGTGGGGGGGGACAAATAATGTCCTCCCGAACAGTTTTAAATCGTTTCATTGATTATCGTGGCATCTGAGGCATGCCACCTCTGGTAGGACCTTGAATCCTTCCATTCTTTCCACGGTTGCCAACTGACAACTTTTGATTCTTCTTCTTGACATTCTTACGAACGCCGGTCTGACGATCAGCTAACCCCAAATCTCGGTTCTTGCCACCAGGGGCAGTCACCATTAAGGATTTCTGCGGCTTTTGCCTATTGAGGTAGGTCCGGCTTGCTACACCGGCCCCTCGACTGATTGCCCCTAAAGCAGGGTTAAATGCAGTAATTAAAGGAGTCACAAAAGGCTCGATTTCATGCACTAATTCAGCGAACCAGGTGCCAAGACCATTCTCAGCAACTGGCACCCCAACAGGTAAGACAGCAAGAGCCTTAGAATAAATCTGAAGGGCCATAGGGTCAAACCTTAAAGAAGGTGTAGCCATAACAATAAGAGTTTTATTTGAGACAGAAGGAAACTGCTCAACATAAATATTCATATTGATACGAAATGTGGATGTAGGACTAAGTCCAGAAAAGATCGCTCCAAACTGATGGAATGGGTAAATCTTAGTGGGAGTTGTACTGTATGCAGTAAAATCTACAAAAACAGAAAACGCCTGAGCTGGGTCAGTAGTAGCCTCAACATTTATCGTCGGATACTGTATAGGGGTTGGAACCCTAACAGGAGAACTATTAACTGTTGATAAATGATCAGCAGTCATAATATCTTCAGTGGTGGCTTGAAACCAAACAGGTTTGGTATAAGACACAGGTTGTGGGGGGTTGGAATTACTATGAAGTGCACCAACACAATAGCAGCCTTTTTCAGCTGCCCACTGCCTGCTCCCTGCTAGGAGCATAGCATCACCAAGGTTCGCGGGAGGTTCCCTCATGGGAACTCCTGAAAAAATGAAAGGTCTGATCCGATTATCATCACTCTCACCTTCTTCAGGCAAACCAACCCACGTAGTGGGTTGACGCTCGGGCTCGCACTGTCGATAGACAGCACAAGATCCTTGGCGAGCTATTACAGCAGTGGTGTCAATGACTTCAAAACCAATGCCTATAATTCTAGATAAACCAGAATTGTAAGCAGGATCAAGTTGGATATTTCCCAGGACAGTATTCCCAAGACCACCAACAGGCCACCACTCCACATTTGTACCAGAGTTGAAAACAGCTCTAGCCATTAATCCACCAAAAGGCATACTACCAACACTAGTAGCATCAAATTTAAAGCCGTTGTTTATTCTCTCAGTAGACTGAGTGAAAGCTTCGGCTAACAATGTAGGAACAACTCCTATATGCATATCCCAGGGTGCTATGACCGGGGGATTGCCACCAGAAGTGGCTGAAACCTCAATTGATTGGCGAACAGTTTGAACAACTGAAGCACCAGTAGAAACATCAGGATAACCCTGAAGTTGAGGTAAAATTGTATCATGAAAAGGGTCCAAAGCAGCTATAAGCCAGTTCTTCCCCCCTTCTGAAAGTTCGATACGTGGGTCCTCAGCCCATTTCTCTAAAATTGCTTGTCCTCGCGAAACAGCCATGTTTTTAAAATTTTCATATTCATTCATTATTTAATATTTCCTGGGGGAAAAATGTTAGAAAAACCCCCAAGGCGAGGGTTTATGAGCGGGGTAAACCCCTGAAGCTTGCCTCAAAACCTATAAAGATTCGTCGGAAGCTTTCTCTTACAGAAAATTCAATTTCAAACATATGTAAATACTCATCATATTGCCAACAGAGAGCTGGATCCTTCGCATATATCCATTTGAGGTAAGCCAAAGCTTCTTCAAACAGATCAGGATTAGGGTAACAGTTCAGTGTTAAACTAACAACTCGAGTAAAACGAATTATTTTGTCCATAGTACCATACTTTTGTGTTAAAGTGGCACAAATCTTACCTAAACGGGGATAGGGGAGATACATCATGGAAGATTCGTCAAAATGACAAAAACTTCCTAGGAACGAGTGACGGGAGTCTACTCTCTCTCCTTTAAGTTTAACAGTATGCAGCTGTGCTGAAATTTTACATTCCATATTAAATTCGGAATAACATTCACGCTCATAGGCAAGAAAGTCTTCAGCAGAATCAAAACCAAAAGCATCAAGATCCATCCCACCCAACTTATCATCTGAATAAATCATAAGTGTGGCGTGTTCAAAGATATAAGATAGTTTTGGCTCTTTGCCGATCAGCATAAGCTGCTTAACAAACATATACAACAACATTATAAAATGTGCTATAGAATTGTCTGTAGTAGTGTTATTCTTTCCACTATCATTGCCAGTCGCACGTTGTACAACATAACCGTTAGGAAGAAGGACTTTTGGACGAGTATTGTCCATAGTAACAGCATCTATTACATTAGTAAGATCGATACCATCAACTTTTAAAAGATTAGCATTTCTGATCTTGTAAACAAGATCAAGGCAGACACGCCTATCAAAGCCTGAGAGATCACTCTCCCAAACAAATGTATGTTTTTCCAGTGTTTTTATGGCTGCACTAAAGCCACCATACTGTTTCACCAGACCATATTTTATCCATGAGTTTTTCCAATTCTCAAGGAGTTTTGTATTTTGTAGACCATAGAGAAATTTTTCTCTGATAATACCATGAAAGGCAGAACCAAACACCCCTCTAACCTTATTCCTACTCAATTCTTCTATATCTAAAAGCTCATCCTTGTCATTGTATGAATCAATAACAGGATAGCCCAGATCGAATACATATTTAAAAAGTCTGTCTTTAGCAAACTCTAGTACTCTACGTTTAGAACGAAAACCATTCTTTGACTCTGGCAAACCAGGTGATGTACTTAAACAGTACGAATGGTCAGAAGTAATATGAGAAGGAGTAGATAAGAGGAATTTAAAATAACCATGACACAAAGCCATAGTTTTATCTATATGTCTCCCAAAAGGCAAAACAGCAGGAACATCACATTTAAGGATTTGAGCCATAACGTTATTCCATAAAGGACGCACCTTGAAACAAGATGCATGCTTTTCAATTAAAGAGTGTAGACCACCCGATAACTTATACTGTTGCCAATCAGGATCCTGAACCTTAGTATAGTTCAAGCCTGAATTAGGATATTGTCGCCTGTAATCTGAGTCACAGACTAAAGTTAAATGTTTATAAGGATATTGTGCAAGACGTTCAGTAGTGACAGGTTTAAATTTCAAAAACCCGTCGAAGGTAAACTTAGATAAAATTTCCAAGCCCCCTTCATATCTAATTGAAGAGGACAGACCCCATCAATCGACAGTGGGTTCTACTAGCCAGTCAAAGGCCTCAGTTGTAAAAGGTATAAAATTGTTACCACTTCCTGTACCATTAGTATGGTAATGGATTCCACAAACAGTCATACAATCTAAAGAGATCGCAGAACCACAGAATGCTTCCTCTGAGTGATAATTAGTTGTACAGTGGACAAAGGATCCACTAACATCAGATACAATCTTAGGACTTGAACCAACAGACAAGTAAAGCTCATCGTCAATTTTAGTAAATAAAGTTACATTATTAGTGTAATTATCAGGGTACTTAGAAACATTAATATTCTTAACAACAATGTTATTAGGAACTTTTACTGCCATTAAATCAGTATTTTTAAAGCGTCTTCCCTCAGTTTTTGTGAGGTTAAAAGCCACACCATTAAACATAGCATGGGGACCATCATGATCCAAAAAATGTCTATTAAAGACTAACCATTTAACACCAGCCTTGTCTTTTATAACAAAACTGTGACCTAACAATTCTCCATCTACTCTTTTACAAGGAACCAAATGGCGTGCAATATGCGCACCTTTAGTTTCGGTCCCTACTTTGAATAAATGGGCATTAGGCTGTTTAGCTTCAAAACCTTTCTTCTTTTCACATTTACATGAATAAACATGTTTGCCATCAACTTTCTTCATCTTCATACCTGGACAGGTACCACAACATTTCTCAGTTGCCTCGAAGATTTTATTAGTCTTCTCCTTGGACTTATTCTTTTGCCAAGGTTTTTCAGCTTTAGGTGCACCAATTTTAACTGGAGTCTTATCCTTTGGGAGTGATTGAGTCTTAGAAACTTTATGTTCTTCACCATCAACTATAACACGTGATTCCTTTTTCTTTTCAGAAACAGGATTCTCTGTAGGAACCTTCCCTTTACTGGGATTCTCTGCAGGAACCTTCCCTTTCTTATTAGAAAATTCTTGTGGAAATCTATCTTCTCTTTGGTCCCAACGACCAAGGTTACCAGACAAAACGTGTAAAGCCTCTAAAATAGCGGTTGAAGTTTTATTACTTTCTTCAATTGACTTAGTCAGAACATTTTGGAGATTTTTATTATCTTTTTTTAAAGCTTCAAAATCATCACCCCATGCTTTCTCATATTCATCGTCTGCTATCTGAATAGCACCAGGTTTAGGCCTGGCGATAACATGAGTTCTTTGAAAATTAACATCACCTTTAAAAAGCTTCTGTTCCCTTTTCTGGGATTCATCTTTAAACTTCTTTTGGGCTTTATTATATTTGCCCTTTTCTTCATCAGAGTCCATGTCATAACGACCACGAGCTCTCTCATCTTCTTCACTTGAATCATAATTTGCATAACGCTGATTTCGATTCTGGCGTCTATCAAACTCCTCATCAACATCAGCAGCATCTTCACGGTCTTTCTTTTCCTCATCTTGATATTCACCAATAATAGCATCTTCAACAGTTACACCTGCCTCATAACGCATAAAAGGATATTGAACATTCGCCTCATAGGTAGAACCTAACATCGACTTAAAACGAGTTAAAGTTGCTTTTTTCCCGGTCTGGAAAAGAGTCCCAGCTTTAGACAAATATTTTTGCATTTTTTTTGGATGTAAATACAAAACAAGAGCAATCAACATAGCAGTCGACAAAACTGCTGCAAAAAGAAAACCTTTTGCAAGACCAATGTCTTTTACTCTCTCTACTTGTTCAAAATAAAAAAGTTTTGCATCAGAAATAAACTGAGAGGGTGTCTTAAAATCCCAAGACTCTGGCTCAAGCTTCGCAAAGTGATGATCATGAAATGACTCCTGAAAATTGGAATCTACACGAACATCACAGAAACACTTCGACCATTTAAAATCTTGAGGGTCATCACTGATATTAATGCATTTACAACAAAACTTCTCAATTTCTAAAACTGGACCCATCTGATAAGAACTACCAAGGGCAAGATCTTCTGGGATATAAAAACCACATTTTTCGCAAATAAAACCCTTAATACACTGTGAATGTGCACGAGCTTTACCAACTTTTTGAAAATTAATCTTTTTATCCTCTTTTTTCACACATTCAGTTGTGAAAACTTTGGCAAACCCATGAAAAAGAGTTTGGATTTGAAGAATAGAAGCTACATCTCTCATATCACCATCCTTAAATAATGACTGAGCAAGATTAACTCCTGCTGAGATAAAAGCCATCAAAAATGATGCCTTTTTCAAATACCTACCGAGGGATGAAGGACCCTCGTATTTTTTCCGTAAATTGAGTGATAACCAATGATACAAACCCATCACCAAACTAATAAAAGCAAAACTTGCCAAAATAGCTCCAAATGCTCTTACAAAATTAGTAGTACACAAACCAGCAGCTCTCATAGTAGCGGTCTTGTCATAATAATGTTTGAAAAGCCCTGCTGCAGTTAAATACATGCACGTTAAAGTGCACCACCCAAAGAGTGGGATGCTGAGAAACCACAAACTGGTAGCAGCGAAATAACTAGAACAGAAAGCCCAAACATGGACGGTGACCGTGGCCATAAATGGCGAGGCGGCAAGAAAGGTAGTGACGGCAGTAAGGGTCGAGGTATACCATCCAACAACAGAAACGACAAAAATGGTGGTAAACCAAGTTTGACAAAAATTAAAAGCTTTTTTTGATTTAGTACCAACTCCTTTGATAAAATCTCTGGAGACTTGAGCTGTCAAAACAACTCCAGCCCATAGGGTGGCACACAAAAAG